CTGCTCTCGAAGAGACAGAAGTCGAAGATTATCTTGCTAGTCTGCTCAACAATGGGGACCCTGAACCTCAATGTGATTGTGCAGAATGAACCCTTATCAAAAACTACTAGAGCGGAAACGCAAATGGACACCCGTGCAGACAACTGCCGGTACATGCAAAGCGGGCGCGGAGGAAGCAATCCACCGTGCTCTTGCCTTGCGACACATGGAACTACCTGTGGGAGATTTTATTAGCAATGCCCTCAATTCTGAAGTACCAGCGTTGGCACGCGAAGTATTGGTGTCAAACGTCAAAGACGAAGAAAATCACGACATCGCACTTGGTTACATCGCCAATGCTTACGGTGTTGATCCGCAAGCTGAGAAAGAAGCCCTTCGGCTTAAAACCGCTTGGGAAGCACATCCAGATCATACGATCACGAAAGCGTTGGTTGCCGAACGTGCGATTTTCTTCGTTCTTCTACCATTCTTTAGGTTTAATGGTGACGCTGGTATGAGAACCGTTTCAGCGGATATCTCAAGGGATGAACAAATCCATGTGGCGGTTAACTCACTGGCACACACCGAGCTGGGTTACAACATCAGCCCCTCTCTGGACAAGCTTCGCAAAGCTACCATTAACTGGGTGATGCAGCCACTAGGTATAAATACCGTGGACAAATATCTGGACAAAAAATTTTGGCTCGATTCTAGCGATCGGCTAATGTATGAGGGCAAGGCTCCTCAACTTGCCGAAACTAAGTCAGCCAGAATGCCCGCCTTCTTTGAGCACAGCAATGTCAACCTCCCCCAGTATGCTTGAGGTTCTTGGGATGAATTCCCGAGGACTTATTCACGCACTAGAAGATTCCTTTCCACCCACCAACCCTACACCTGACGATACAATGGAAAAAATTATGTACCGATCCGGTCAACGTAGTGTCGTTGAGTGGGTCATTAAATATATGGAGGAGAACTGATGGCAACACTTGAAACTATTTATAGAAATCAGTTAGGTCGTGCTCCTGATGCTGGTGGGCTTGCACATTACCAAGCACAGATCGCAAGCGGTAGAAGTATTGATGATATTCGTCAAGAAATTGCGAATTCTCCTGAAGCCCGAAGCCGAGGTGTAGGTGCCTATGCCAGTGGTGGTGGCGGAGGTGGTGGAACATCCGCACCGGCACAACCTAAAGAAGTAAAATACAATCAAGCCTTTGGGATGGAAGGTCTGCCTACTGGTGGACCTGGTTATGCTCAAACCTATAGTGCACTACAAGCTGCTGCAAATCAACGTAGAGATCTTTTCAGTGGCGGCGGTAAAAGTAATTTAAGTAAGCTTGGAATTAAAGAAGGATATAGTTTTACTGGTGGTGAAGGTAAGGTTTTGGTTGACAGTATTAGATACAGCGGAAGTGGTCGCTATAGTGGTGGCACTCTGAATATCTACAAAGATGCACCAGCAGCAGCACCAACGACCACACCTGCCGCCACACCGGAGTCTACACCAGCTACAACCAATACTGAAACACCAGCTACAGTTACCAACCCATACCAAAGTCAGATTGATACACTGACAACTCAACTTGGTACAATTTCAGGTCAGATTGGTGGTTATACTGACACCATCAATACCTTGCGGGGTCAGATAAGCGATATGCAGACTGGTTTTGGTAATCAGTTAAAAACTATCATGGACGCTAACACTAAAGCGTTGGAAGACATGAACACTCAGTATCAGACACAACTTCGAGAGCAGCAGGAAGCGCAGGAACTTGCACGTCAACAGCGTGAACTTGCTGCACAAACTGCTGCAGCTAACCAGGCTCGTGCTGGTCAGCAAGCTGAGTTCTCACTTGGTTCTACCCCGATGCGTGGTATCTTTGGTGGTCTTGCTGGCTTCAAACGTAGAGGTAAGGTTAAAGCTTCTACTTCTGATGCACTTTCTATTGGTGCTGCTACAGAAAAATCTCCGAACAAAATGCTTAACGTATAATGACTGCTAAACAACGTTATGACAGATTGTCTTCGAGCCGTTCCCAGTTTCTAAATGCTGCTAGACAAGCATCTGAACTGACTCTGCCATATCTTATCCGGGAAGATGAGCACACAACTAAAAGTGCTCTTAAACTTACAACACCCTGGCAATCAACAGGAGCTAAAGGTGTGGTGACTCTTGCAAGTAAGCTGATGCTTGCTCTGCTCCCACCGCAAACTAGCTTCTTTAAGTTGCAGGTTAACGATGTAAACCTTCCTGATGAACTTGGTCCTGAGATCAGATCTGAACTTGACTTGTCGTTTGCTAAGATCGAACGCACTGTTATGGAATCCATTGCGGAGTCCGGTGACCGTGTGGTCGTTCACCAAGCACTTAAGCACCTGGTCGTAGCTGGTAATGCCCTGATCTTTATGAGTAAGGATGGATTGAAACTCTATCCTCTTTCTCGATACGTGGTAGACAGGGATGGTAACGGTAACGTTATTGAAATTGTAACGAAAGAAACAATCTCGAAAAAATTAATCAAAAAATTTTATCCGGAATATGAGAGTAAGTCTCAGGATTCTGTGGTTGACGATGGACACATCCCAAATGATGAATGTGTAATCTATACCCATGTAAAGCTTGACAACAACAGATGGGTCTGGCACCAGGAGCTGGAGGGTAACATCCTCCCTAAGTCTATGGGCAAGGCTCCGTTTGACGCTAACCCCTGGCTTGTGCTACGATTCAACCACGTTGATGGAGAAGTCTATGGACGTGGTAGGGTAGAGGAGTTCCTCGGTGACCTGAAGTCACTTGAAGCTCTGTCACAAGCCATCGTTGAAGGCAGCGCAGCAGCTGCTAAGGTAGTGTTTACTGTCAGCCCAAGCAGTACCACCAAGCCCCAGACACTTGCCAAGGCAGGTAACGGTGCTATCATCCAGGGACGCCCTGATGACATTGGTGTGGTACAGGTTGGTAAGACAGCGGACTTCTCCACTGCGTATCAGATGATTGGGTCACTAACTCAACGCCTGAACGAAGCATTCCTGATCCTCAACGTGAGGGACAGTGAGCGCACTACAGCGGAAGAGGTTCGGATGACACAGCTGGAGCTGGAGCAGCAACTCGGTGGACTGTTCAGTTTGCTGACTGTTGAGTTCCTGGTTCCGTATCTCAATCGTAAGCTTAACGTCGCACAGAAGACTGGCGACATCCCACGCCTGCCGCAAGGCGGTATTGTACGCCCCACTATCGTGGCTGGCATCAATGCCCTTGGTCGTGGTCAAGATCGTGAGAGCCTTGCACAGTTCCTTACTGTCATCGCTCAAACTATGGGTCCTGAAGCTATTGCACAATACATCAACCCTGATGAAGTTATCAAACGCCTGGCAGCATCGTCTGGTATTGACGTACTCAACCTTGTGAAGAGTATGCAAGAGCTGCAAGCTGAGCAAGCTCAACAGCTACAGCAGCAGCAGGCAATGATGGCACAGCAGCAAGCACCACAGATGGCAGCCGTAGCACAGAAAGCTGACGCTGCACAGATGCAAGCTGCACAACAGGCACAAGAACAACAACTACCACCCCAGTAATAAATGGCTGAAACATTTACAATGAACGAGACTCCTGCAGAGCCTGAGATTCTTAACTCAGATGAAAAGGAGTCTCTTGCTATTGCTGAATCCCTTGAACAGGGTGAGCAACCACTGCTTGCAGGTAAGTTTAAAGATACTGAGGCTCTTGAACAGGCTTACGTAGAACTTCAAAAGAAACTTGGAGAACCACGTGATGAAGTACAGACCACCGAAGACGAGAGCGAGCCTGCAGCGGAAGAACCAAAAGAACAAGAAAGTTCAGACGGAGAAACGCTTAGCAAAGAGCAAGCCGACCATCTGATGGAGATGGTTGGTGGTGAAAAGGCATACAAGTCCATGCTTGAATGGGCTGGTAGCAATTTCTCCAAGGACGAGATTGAGATGTACGACGGTATCATGAACGAAGGTAACCCAAGTGCCATTTTCTTTGCTGTCCAAGCTTTGCAAGCACGCTACAACGATGGTGTAGGATCAGATGGTCAGACCTTGACTGGTCGTGGTGCAGAAAACACTGACGATTCATTCAAGAGTCAGGCTGAGCTGGTCGCAGCCATGAGCGATCCTCGCTATGATCGTGACCCAGCGTACCGAGCTGACCTGATGCGTCGTCTTGAAAACTCTGATGTATCATTCTGATGACTACTGTTACTGAAGAACGGGGTCGTCTAAACCTCTATGCAATCGAACCACCTATGACATTCGACGAAAAGTACACTGTGAACCACAATGAAAAGGCTGAGAAGCTTAATGGTCGTCTTGCTATGCTTGGCGTCATGGCGGCTCTTGGTGCTTATGCAATCACTGGTCAAATTATCCCCGGAGTCTGGTAATGCCACAAGGTAAAGGAACATACGGTACAAAGAAAGGTCGTCCCCCTAAGAAAGGGGGCAAAAAGTAATGGCTAAACGTGGTCTTTACGCTAACATCCATGCTAAAAGGATGAGAATCAAGAAAGGATCTGGTGAAAAGATGCGGAAACCCGGTAGCCCTGGTGCTCCCACCGCTGCTAACTTCCGCCGTTCCGCTAAAACTGCTAAAAAGAAAAACAAGTAAACCCTATTAACTAATCATGAAATCTATTATTGCTGCCGGTTTCCTCCTCGGCTGTGCTCAAGGCGCTATTGCTGGTCCCTACGCAAACATCGAAGTCAACTCTGGTTTTGTTGGCTCTGATTACGGTGGCTCTGCTACCGATGTTCACGTCGGTTACGAAGGTGCTAACTGGTACGTGCAGGGTGGTCCTGCTCTGCTGGCACCTGATGGTGAAGACGGTGATGTCCAGCTGTCTGGTAAGGCAGGTGGTTCTTACAGTGTGAGCGATGCACTGTCTGTCTATGGTGAAGTTTCCTTCATCACTGGTGAAGATGACAACGGCTACGGCACTAAGGTCGGCGCTAAGTATAACTTCTAATTAAATATGTGGTGGGTGGGTCGGCAATCTATTCTTAACGATTATGGCAGCTTCTGTAATTTCTTCTCGCCAACAATCGTCGTGGGAAGATTTTTGTGCGTGGGTAACGTCCACTAACAACCGTTTATACGTTGGCTGGTTTGGCATCTTGATGATTCCGTGCCTTCTCGCCGCTACTATTTGTTTTATTACGGCGTTCGTCGCAGCGCCACCCGTTGATATCGATGGAATCCGTGAACCAGTTTCAGGCTCCCTTATGTATGGAAACAACATCATATCGGGAGCCGTCGTTCCGAGCAGCAATGCCATCGGACTACACTTCTACCCAATTTGGGAAGCTAATACACTTGATGAATGGCTCTACAATGGGGGTCCATATCAGCTCGTCGTTTTCCACTTCCTCATTGGTGTCTTTTCTTACATGGGACGCGAATGGGAACTTAGTTATCGATTAGGGATGAGGCCCTGGATCTTTGTTGCTTATTCTGCTCCGGTCGCCGCAGCGACGGCGGTATTTCTCGTTTACCCGTTTGGTCAGGGTTCTTTCTCTGACGGTATGCCGCTCGGCATCAGCGGTACGTTCAACTACATGCTGGTTTTCCAAGCTGAACATAATATCCTTATGCACCCTTTCCATATGTTGGGAGTTGCTGGCGTCTTCGGTGGCGCTTTGTTTAGTGCTATGCATGGTAGTCTGGTTACTTCTTCGCTCATCCGGGAAACGACTGAAGAGGTCTCACAGAACTATGGTTATAAGTTTGGTCAAGAGGAAGAGACCTACAACATCGTTGCAGCGCATGGATATTTTGGACGACTGATTTTCCAGTATGCATCTTTTAACAATTCTCGCTCGCTGCATTTCTTCCTCGCAGCATGGCCCGTCGTTGGAATCTGGTTTGCCGCCCTCGGCGTCAGCACCATGGCATTCAACCTTAACGGGTTCAACTTCAATCAATCCATTACTGAGAGTCAAGGTCATGTGGTGAACACATGGGCTGATATTCTCAACCGTGCTAACCTCGGTTTTGAAGTTATGCACGAGCGTAATGCTCACAACTTCCCGCTGGATCTTGCTTCTGCTTCCACTACTCCTGTGGCTCTGCAAGCTCCTGCAATCGGCTAATCAATTCGTACGTTCATCCCACTGGGACGCATGTTGCCTAAGCATGGAACGGGGCTTAGGTTTATCTTGTACGAACTATGTCTGATCTCGAAAAGCGCTTCATCATCAAAGAGTATAACAAAATGCTCCGTCAACAAAAAGAAGTCGCACTGTGCTATCGTGGCACAGCATATAAAAAAACTGTTCTTAACTAATTATGCCTGCTCGTAAAAAGAGTGCACAAACAATGCAATCGTCTGAGGTTAAAGCTAGTGTTACAAGTATGACACCTGGTGATACCCCGGTTGTATTCAAACGATGCGGTCAATGTGGTGATAAAAAGCCAGAATGCCGTAAACAAAAGAAGTGCCTTAAAGGTCTTCTGTAAAAGCTTGGGAGGCACCTCAGAGTCGGACCTCCCTTGCATTGGTTAGAGCCGGTACGCCGACACCTCTAGCCGTCATGACGGTGGGATAGACCACAAAAAATTTTTCAAACGTTTGAAGCTTGTTAAAATAAATTCTAACTATTAGAAATGGCTTTTCAATCTTCTGTGAACCCCGCGCAGCTTACGCGCCCGGGTCAATCTAACAGTGCGGGTGATGCCCGCGCCCTCTACTTGAAGCTCTTCAGTGGAGAAATGTTCAAAGGATTCCAGCATAATGCTATCGCTCGGGATCTGGTTATGCGTCGTACGCTGACCAACGGAAAATCTCTCCAGTTCATCTACACTGGTCACACCAAGGCGGAATTCCATACGCCTGGCAACAGCATCCTGGGTGACTCCAACGGGGCACCTCCGGTGGCTGAGAAGACCATCACGGTCGATGATCTGCTGATCTCCAGTGCATTCCTGTATGACCTTGATGAGACCCTTTCTCATTACGACATGCGTTCTGAGATCTCTCGTAAGATCGGTTACGCTCTTGCTCAAAAGTATGATCGTTTGATCTTCCGTGCTATCACTCGTGGTGCACGTGCTGCTTCTCCGATCACTAAGACTGGCTATGTCGAGCCGGGTGGTACTCAGATCCGTGTTGGTTCTTCCGGCACCGCTGCTTCTGATGCCTATGATTCCGCTAAGCTGGTGACCGCATTCTACGACGCCGCTGCTGCCCTCGATGAGAAGGGTGTCAGCCAGGACGGGCGTGTCGGGATCCTCAATCCTCGCCAATACTATGCCCTGATCCAAGAGGTCGGTAGCAATGGTTTGGTGAATCGTGACGCCCAAGGCTCTGCCCTGCAGGGTGGTTCCGGCGTGGTCGAGATCGCCGGTATCAAGATCTACAAGTCTATGAACATTCCGTTCTTCTCTCAGTACGGTACCAAGTACGGTACTGGTTCTGCCACGAACCCTGGTGTGACCGATCCTGGTAACACTGGTTCCTTCGTGTCCGAAGCTATTGAAGATGCTGCCAACGATGTTGCTGGTATCAACAATGAGTACGGTGAAGAAACCGAATTCGCTAACAGCTGTGGCCTCATCTTCCAACGTGAAGCTGCTGGCTGCGTGGAAGCCATCGCTCCTCAGGTGCAAGTCACCAGTGGTGATGTGTCCACCATCTACCAGGGTGACGTGATCCTGGGTCGTCTCGCCATGGGCGCTGACTACCTGAATCCCGCCGCTTCTGTGGAACTGTTTGCTGGTACTGCTACCAAGCCTGCCGCCTTCTGATTGCGGTTATACGGGAGCCTCTTCGGGGGCTCCTTTTTTTTAATTCTTTATTGAGAATAATACTCATTTGCAATTA